TTAAGCGTCTTTTTTAAGCCATTCTTTGCCTACGTTGTAATCCCAGCCAACGTCTATCCCTTCTGGCACTTGCCCATATACCTCACCTGATTTTCTATTTACTCTTTCTGTTGTTTTGATTGCGGGTGCCTGATCGAGGTCAAGTTTGCTTTTTGTCATTTGGCGTGGTGATAATGACCGGATAGTGCAACGACACCCCCAGCCATTTGGAGGGAAGTGAGTATTCCAGAAGTCATCATCAATAGATAAAACTAAGTTATCCCATGTTTGGTGCAGCGGTCTTACTCTTTGGTCGCCTACTGTTTGGTACTGTATGAATGGTCGGCGGTTTTTCACTCTTTGAATTTGTTGCCAGCGGCCAGCCATGTGTGATGATCGCATATTGGTATCGTAAATTACTCGTGTTCGCCAGCCTCTTTTTCCTTTGTAGTCCCAGCCATGCTGGGACACATTTTTATCAAAATTCTTTCGGAACTGGCCAATGCTCTGGCCTTCACTTATTGCCTGGTCTACTGATTCACGTAAATCAGACAATAAGTCATCTTTTGTGGCCCCGGCCACGGTGAATGCTTTTGCATGTACCTGGCCACTGATTTCATCCCAGTATTTTGTCGTTAAACTCAGCTTGGACTTGAGAAAATCAATGGCCTCCTGGAAGGGTACCGAGCCTATATCTATTTCAGGCATAACTTAGAACGTTGTAGGTTGTGCGATAGCACGAATTGACATCATGAATCCACGTTGTAAATCGGTTTTACCTATAGCAACCCAGCGTTTATCAGTTAAGTTGTTTGACTCAAGTTTTGCAATAAAAACACCTACTTTTTCAGCAAGTTCTTTACCCTCATTCATTAAATCAATTTCAGTTTGATTTAACTCTCTATAACCTTTAATTTTTTTATGTTGATTATCCATCATATACTCCTATTTATTTAAATGAACTAACCTGCCAGTTTCTCCACTTGTTACAAAACATCTGCCCATCACATTCTTCATGCTTACAGCAGCATTGTTCTTCATATGTCATATTTGCTTTAAACTCAGCTACTGAGCCACAGCTACAACACTTTAGATATCCTTCATCTGGTTTAGTGAATGGCACTTTTGTTATTGGGCCTGAAAATTGTGAATGCACGTAATCTTTTGCTGGGCTTGAATGCTCACTAAACATATCAATAGTTTTATCGCATCTATATAGCTTTGGGTCTTGCGTAAATGAAGTGCATACTGGTTTTCCATGTGAGTCATAAGCCCATTCACATGGATAGCTTGGGTCATCAATATCAAAAATAATTGCATACATATGTATGTCGCAGTGCATATTGTTATTGCTGCTACCGTCATTATTTTCGTGCGTGCACTGATTACAAAAAACTGATTCAAATTGAAAACCTTCAGTCGCATTCGCAGGTTTATATAGCTCAACCATCTTTTTCTATCTCATTCATGCCGTCGAGCAACCCCGTTAAAAAAGCCAATGAATTCATTTCTGCCAATTCTTTTTCATCCATATCAGGTGCGATAAATTCAAGGCCGTTTCTAAACTCTTGCAACGTTTTTGAGTTGGCTAATAAATCTTTAATGGGTTTAGTTAAACCCGCAATTAACTTATCAGCACGGTCAGCTGCTTTTTCAGCTAGTTGGCCTGATGTGTCGCTTGCATTGTGTTTTGAAAAATCATGACCACCGCCGCAATTTGGGCACTTATTAAACTGGGCCGCGTTTGGCATAGTTGTGCTGTTGCCTTGTGGAAGCACATCTTCATTATCTTGTGGCATTGGTATTTGCAACCGATCATGAGCAAAGGCTGCGGGAATATTTATATAATTACGACCTATATCAAAAACCTCAGTCCAATCTTTACGTGCTTCAGCCTCTTCAAAAAATTCAAACTTAGGTGGCATAGCCCCCGCAAAATTTAATTCAGTCACCCATGCAAATAACTGATTAAATGTATCGCAAATAATTTTACGGTCTGACTCATTAACTGATTGCTCGCGTTCTCGATGAGTTTCACTTGCAGCGCGTGACCCCGCCCCCTGAATGTCGGTAGCCAGTGTTTGAGATGTCAGCGCTTTTGATATTTCTTTATTACAAACATTAATTAAACGCTCGTGCACTAGCTCGCCCGATGTTGAATGCTCTAACAATTCAACTGAACCATTATCAGGAATCGCGGCAACACCATCTTCAACCATATCGGCGAGTTGATCGGCCAATGCATTTTGTTCATCAATCGGTGTGCCCTGTGGGTACTTGCCAATGGCCCATGGAATGCCATATTTCTCACAGAACTTCATAAAATATTTAAAGCCGTTATGCTTAAAAATATACGGCCAGAAACATGCACTGAATAACGCTACGCCATATGGGTTTTCATAACTGTGCATATGACGAGTTAATAACCACTTTTTATCGCCCAATGTTATACCATCGGTTTGATTGGTTTGGGTAAGTAGTCGTAACTCATTGTCAGGTGAAAAAACAAAACGGCGATTGGGTCTATCAACAACCATGTCCGGTACCAGAAATTGACCCTCTTTTTTCCACACCACTTCGTGTACTTTATAACCCCGAAAAACACCCTGCGCCATATTCCAAATCGTGTCAGACCATTGCATACCATGAGCAGGCTTATCTTGAAGTATTTTTTGACATAACTCCAAAGCGTGAATGTCTGCAGCTGAATCACCGCCGGGTGAAAGCCGATATTCAAACCCTAAAAAGGCAGAGCGCACTGAACGTAACTCACCAATTACATGACTATCTAAAACAATAGCTTCAAACACCTCTTGGGCCTTACCCATTTTACGAAGCACTTCATCTGGGTTAGGCAAAAAAGAAAGCCCAGCATAAAAATTCGGGTCGCTAGTGCGAGTAGCAATTTCTGATTTCAAGGTGCCTTTAGAGGCTTTTTTAATATCTGAGTCGTGCATGATTAATAACCTGGTATACCTTTACGTGAGCGTCGGCTACGACTTGACGTTACAATTTTTGGAAGCCCGCCTGCTCGAGTAGATGAAATCATCCAAAGAATATGCAGTGCAACTAATGAATCGAAATGGTGGTTAGTTTGCTTTTCTGGCCACTCATCCAATTGGTCGAGCAGCTGAGTTTGTTTAGCATGAAATAAAATTTGTGGGTCAATGTCATTAATGAATGGCTCAAGTGAATCAATGCGCACTGCCATATCTACTATTGAAGTAACACCAACTAAAGGCAATGCAATATCATGATCTGCCAGCGCACGGCGGCGGAAATCGGTACGCATATATTCAAATGCGGTATTGTTTTCAAAACCAATTGCTTGGCAATTAAATTCACGTTGAATAGCAACTAAATCACTTTCTAATTTACTTGTAACTCGACGTTTAGATAGTGCCTCAACAACATGCAGCTTACTTGTTTCAGTATCCATAGCCCCCACAACTATTGCACTGGGGTCAGCGGTTTGGGTTTTACCCATAGACGGGTCACAAGCACCGAAGTGAATCCAGTGCGGTAATTTTTTAACCCAAAAAGTCATACCGGTAAAAACCTTGTCTTCATCACTGCGAGGGTCACCCTGCATTTCAGTGCCAAAAGCTTTACGATTTTTAGCCCGTTGTTTCATTAACCAAAATAAAGATCGCACAGAAGGCCATGAAGTTTTTGCCCCTTTATCCATACGGGTTTTATTTTTTAAATAAAACTTATAAGATGGCAATTCAGATTCATCTAACACTTGGCTTTTTCGCTTGGCTTTTAATTCGGCCTTGGGGTCATCATTGCGCATTTGCTCTTCGCACAATTCCCATAAATCATTATTTACTGGAAACTGTATAATGGCTTTAAAGTGATTTACTAAATGCCCAATCGTATTTTTAGCGCGTGAAATTAAATCATCTTTGTTTAATATGGTGCCTACACCAAAAAACTTGACACTACCATCGGGTGGGCCTAAATAATCAATGGCTTTTTCTAACCAGTCCCAACGATTATCTCGTTCGGTTGGGCTTTTCGATTCTTTATCGGTGATTAAATCATCACCCATTAAAACTTTGGGGCGGCTGGCACCATGGAAGGTTCCACGAATTGCTTGCTCTGCCCCAAAGGGTTCAATCTTTACATTTGTTTTGGTGACTAATTCTCCCACTTTCCAAACAGGGCCACGGCCACAAACCTCGGGGAAGTCCATTCGCAACATCGCATTGCTTTCGAGTTCTGTTTTAACCACCATTAACAATTTAGTGGGCATTTTGGTTTCGGCACCGAGTAGCACCACGTAGTCCAGGAAAGGAGGAACTTTATTAATGCCAACAGCTGCACGTACTTCAAGCTTTTGTAATAAGCCGAGAACAGCAATAAAAACAGGGCCAACTTTGGTAAGTAGTGACGATTTTGCTTCACCACGCGGCGCAACCCACCATTGCTTACAACCCGATTTCTGATGAAGTAACTGTGGAAAGGTGGCGCAAAAATCGGCTTGAAACTCGGATGATTCACCACGAATGTGGTGAGGAAAATAAGTGTAGGCAAAGAAATTAAAGTCACCAGTTAATACCTTTTTACGTCTCGTTAAAATAGCTTCTGGGCTATCATCCAGCCCAGCTGCAAATGCATCGATTGATTGGCGAAGCGAAACTTGTAACTCTTCAAGCTCCGTTAAAAATTCACGTTCTTGCATTAGATAACACCTTACTAATGTGTTGACCGAATGGTTCTAAAATTAAAACGAAGCGTTCGAGATCGTGAGGTGAATTTTTGCGAATGTATTTTGCCAGCTCTTCGAGTACTTCCATGGCAATCGATAGCTTGGCAATTTTAGGGTTACTACCACCAGCTGCTTTCATTGTTTTAGTATAGGCATCAGCCAAGCGGCTCATTACCTCTGCTTTTTGAATGGCAGAAAATTCACCGTCTTTTATTTCTGTAATGGTGGTTTGAAATAACCGAGCAAAATCTTCCAGCACTTCAGCAGACATTTCGCCAACACCACCACCAGCCATGCGAGAGGCAGCGCGGGCTTTATCCCAGCAATCACCCTCATCAAAAGACTTGCGTTTCCAGGCACGGGCAGTTTGATAATTTACATCGTGCGAGTCGGCCGCATGTTGTAATGACTTTTTGTCATATACAAATGAGCGGCGCACTTTGAGTCGTGTTTCTTCAGAATATGCCACACGTTAACCCATCCAGTTTTTGGACGTTTCTTTTATTAGTGTAATGGCAATGGTAATTAAACCACCGCCAATGGCACCGTTGCGTGCGCCGGTTATTTCAGTGTTACGCAAGCGTTTATCAAGCATATCATCACGTTTACTTTGTCTTTTTTGCTCGGTTAATATTGAATCTATTTTGCCTTCAAGCTGGCCCAATGATCGGTTGATTTCATCTAAGTCAGACATGCTTGCCCTTATGAATATTTAAATTATCAAAATCATTTTGGCAAAAAACACATCGAACTGATGTGGGCAATGCCGCCAATCTTGCAGGCTCAATTGTTTCTTCACAGTTTTTGCATACCCGAACCCCATATATTTCTAATGGTGTTTCAACAGGCCTGTATTTATGCGCATTAATAATTCGCTCACGCTCTGTTTCTTCAATTTGTGTAGCTACATCATTTTTATCGGCTAGTTGCATAAGCGTTTACTTTATTAATCTGTGAGTGAGGGTTGATAAAATTCCAGGCACAGGTGCTTGGCCTGCAGCGAGTTGTTTGTCTTTGCTGCGTTGTTGAACATTTACGCCTAGCACGGCCAATGCAATGCCCCACATAAAGGAGAGCGATGCCATCGCATTAATAATGGCAGGTGCTTTTGCTGGCTCACTAATAATGGTTAGGCCTAATGCCACCATCATAAACAGCCATGAGAAAGCAACGATATAACCAAAAGTGGGTCGCCAGCCAGATATGTACCAGCTTTTACTGGCATACTCGGCGCGCATTGTTTCGTTTGTGGCTTGTAAGCGTTTTGTATTTTCTTCAAGGCGGGAAATAATAATGGGTTGCATTGCTTTCTTAAATTCAATATGCAGCGAGGGATTGTTTTTAATATCTTCTACTGCACTCATAGCGTTGTTAATACCGGCAACCGATTTAGCAACATCAATAATTTTATTAGCCGTTTCTGCATCATCTTCATTGCCAAACCAACCAACAATGGCGGGTATTAATTCACTTAATCCAAGAGCAAGGCTTATCGGTTCCAATCTATTAGCCCCACATCTAAAATAATAAACTTTTGAAGTTTAAATAAACGAATAAACCAACCTTTTAAAAACTTAGCCTGGCTTGAGTCGCCGCGCACAATGTCGTGATAAAATTGCGCACGAATCCCTAAGTATTTAATAATTAACTCACTGGTTGAATTAAGCACTAAATGCTTGCGAAGTGAAGCGAGGGTTTTATTACCAATAACGCCATCAAGTTTTGATTTAACGAGTTGTTGCAAAAACATCGCCGCTTTACGAGGGCCGTGATTGACTGCGGCATCAAATACGGCTATAGCCATTTCAATATCCATATCATCACATTTACAAACATCCCAATAGTCCTGTTTGTAAATAGCAGAAGCCTGCTCGATAGTTAAGTTTTTAATGTTGAGTTTAGGGTAGGCTTTTTTTGAAATGCCGTATTTGGTTTCGCCGCCTCGATCAGATGAGTCGTTTACATAACCGCCCTCCAGCCCAAACAAATGTTCGAGTGCTATTTCAAGTATTGGGTTTTTCGTATCCATGGTTAGCAGCATGAATTAAAGAAGGGCAAAAAAAGAGGGGAGACAAGCGTCTCCCCTTTGGGCTGGTCAGATAATTAAACCATAAGGTGAGGCAATATCATTGCATTGAGTCATCAAACATGTCAAGTGTTGGATTGTCATCTGTTGTATTTCGTAAACGTTGAACGTGCCGCTGAGTCAAATTGTATTGAGTTGCAAAAACCGCCTTAGCCACGTTTGGCATTGAGCGAATATGGTGATCACGAATTTGATTTAAAATTTTATCAACTTTCGGAAGCGTTAACCGCTGCCCAGCAAAATCACTTTTGCAAAGTTTTTCAACCGCATTGTCACTAATTAAATCATGCAGTAATGTTTCTTCTTTTTTACCTAGCGGAATTAAAAGGCGATGCCCGCCTTTTGCGCGTAATAGTTTAACCGTTTCAGGCAGCCCTATAATATTAACCAATGCTCTCATTTGCGGTGGTAACTGGCATTCATCAACCTGGTACATTGTTACCAACTCTTCATCTGAAATATTTATAGCACTGCTAGGCATTAATGTTAACACCCTCGCGTTTTGCCATGCCCTTTAATGCTTCTATGCATTTGTTTAAATCACCCGCACTGGCCCATTGTAGCTTGTCGCTTTTCATTTGTTTGCTGCAAAAATCATGCATCGCCATTTCACTGCGGTTGCGCACCACGCCCGCATCGGCCAGTGTGCACCACAACGCGGTTATTTTATTAAGCCTGGGCTTTCGCCAGTTGTTAACGTTAATGGCCGACTTGCGGGTGCGTTTAAAACCCATTTTTTCCATATCGGCTACCGCGGCAACCAACTCGCCCAGTTTCATTGTGCTTGCTGAAATACGATCGCCTTTATTTTTAGCACCATGTTGCTGCAGAAACTTTCGATAAGTGTCTTCATCCATGGTCAGCGTTTTTTTGCCTATTTGTAATAAGCCGTAGTATTTGTTTCTGTTGCTCATAACTATGTCTCAATTAATTTCTGATTTTCACCATTAACACCATAGTGTAACGACACATTCTTTGAAGCGTTTGCTCCATCTAAATATGCGGTGAAACTTCGTTTAGTTAATTTCTGAGTTCGCGACTTGAGGGTTGCTAAGTTCTTATAATGTATAGAGAGGTAATTTTCGTATATTTTTTTTGGCATAGGATGTGCAAATGTTTCAACAGTATTAGTAACACCAATCCCCCATGATACGGCGAAAACATCAGCCTTCCGTGTACGGTTAATACGTTTGCCGCGCAAATTTTTGAAATACTCATTTCTATCTTTAGTTAATTTCCTTCTTAAGACTGTGAAAGCATAGCTTGCAACTTCGGCACTATGTCGCATTCCGATAAATGTGTAACTATTAGTTTTATAAGTCTCCAGGAATATGTTTTCGACTCCAAATGATTTAGATATCATATTTGCAAGCATTGCCAACCATCTAGGTGGCATGTTATTTGTGCCCGCTGTTACTTTTGATTCACCTACATCAGCTAGAGCAACATCAACATTAGATATATTGTGTTTTTCCATTAGTCTCTTTGCTTGACGCAATGCAATTGAAGCCTCATTTTCATTACTTGATTTAGAAAGGCTTAGGCATTTAACTATTTTTTTAACAATTGTTTCTTTATCGCTTGTATTGTTCACTGAATCAATGCCCCATACATTTAAACGGCCCGACAGTCTGCAGCCGAACCGGCAGCCAATATTCTTTAATAATATTGGCTGCCCGCCCCACATACTTACAATCTTTTTCTGATTCAGTTATTAAAGTAAGCCCCGGTGTTTTTCCCGTCATCAAACCATAATGCAAACTTTGCCCAATGCCTTCGGCCCATTTTTTTGCCCAATCAAATTCAATGACATAAATGGTGGTTTCGCAATCTATGCGAGTTCTGTCGGGCAGCACCACTTCCATTCGACCAGGGCAATGCTGAGCTTGATATTCTTTTTCGGTTTTTGCTTCAACAGTTAACACACACAACATTAATAATATAAATAATTTCATTTTTTTATCCTAAGTGTTTTTATTGTCATTAATTAAATGGCCGAACGTGTCACTACCTATATCCATTGATGTTCGTTGATGACCTGACCACGGATTAAAAAGCCATGCTACTTCTCCATGATATTCTCTAAACTGTCTTGCTTGTGATGGGTAAGGGATTCTCGAACCATTTGTTGGGTCGAATTTCATTAATTTATCTTGCATAATTTTCACCTAAATATTTAAACTTGAATCGCAACCATCAACAGATAAAATTTCTTCCTGCCATGGTTTGACCCAACGGTTAGCAACTTTATCGAAGTCTTTAATTAACGCACGTGTGCCGGGCAAATCAGAGCCACACTCAACCGCATCGTCTACAAACTCCTGCAGCTCTTGTGACATCATGCAGGCAACCCGCATAACATCATCCACGGTTAGCTCTTTGCTGCTACTCATAACGCTGCAATATCTAATGACATGGGTTGATACTGGCCCTGTGCATCGCGTTCATAAATACGCAGGTATGATTTACGCCCTACCATGTGCATAGAGTTATCAATGGCTTTCATCGCCTGCACCCATTTCTCATCTTTAAAGTTATGCTGTTTTAATTCCAGCACCCGTTGAATGCTCAGGTTGCCTTGCTTATCGGCTTTAAATGCTTTCATCACAATGGCTTTAATATTGACATTTGAACCTTTCGACCAAGCCATAATACACTCATCAATTAATGCTTTCGCGACCTGTATCTGTTCATCAAATTGCAGAAAGTCAGTGAAGGTGCGCATTAACTTATATTTACCATCGAATGAATACAAAGACACATTGCCTTTACTGCCGCCTACCTTTGCATCGTACTGAGCTGCAGAGTGTTTTATAAAGTCTTCAATGCGCTGGCTCGTTTGCTTTTTAAATTCTGCTAACGGGTCACGTATTTTTTTTGCTTTTTTAACAACATCAATCACCAGCTTGTCTCTATCAAGGTCAATTTGTTTAATGGTTTTAATGGGTACCAGGTGTTCGTTTGCATCCATCATATAACCACGTGGTATTTCGGTTTCATTTTTTTCAGCTCGTTGTGACATAATATTTAACTCTCGTTAGTTGGTTGATTACTTTTCCATGGCGCAAATGATGCATTTGAGGCATGGTCTGCTTTAGGCGTTTGAACTCGACTTCTAATTGCTTTCTCCTGTTGTTTCTCGGTTTTGTTTAACGCCTGTTCTGCCTGATTAGCCATCATGCCTAACAGGTACCCATTACCTTTTAACGGCAACACTAAAGACTCAGGGCGGGCATCTACTAAATATGTCATGGCCCGCGCAAACTTCTCCGCAGGCATGGCATAGGTTGCATGACCTCGCTTTATTTCAGCTGCTTTAATCATTGGGTGAAGCTCTTTAACTATGCGTAGCATTTTTAGAGAGCGCAATTTTTGCTTGCCTTGAAATAATGATAAATATTGCCACACAGGGCGGTGCACTAAATCAGGCAAGGTCATTACCAGCTCAACCAGTTCACGCCAGTCATCGTCATTGCGCGCAAGGCTCATATCAAACTCATCGCCGCATGTTGGGCATGTAATATCTAAGCGCATAATTGGTTTAATGAATTGTGATTAATTAATAAAATATAGGCATCGTACATTTTCTTATGTGCTTCTAGCGGTGGCATTGGGTGCTGCATTATTTCGTAATGTTTTATCGGCGGCACCGGCAAGCCCCAATCACGGCCCTTAGAGTTTGTTAACGTAAATGCTTCAATTGCCAGTGCGTATTCATCAACCACTTTAATTAAATCCTGCTCTTCACGCTCAGGTGGCGTTATATCAAGCTGACTATAAATCAAACTTTGCAGCTTGGTTTGTAACGGCTCAATGTATAAAACATTACACTGCTTTAATGGTGTTGTAATATCACCCGTATACGCCTCATGCGCATCATGCAGTAATACCTTTAAAGCGGTTTCATAGCTGGCCCCAAAAAAACGCATGGCGGCCATTGCGCACCAAACCGAGTGCTGAGCAACAGAGTAAACAAACTCGCCGTTTGTGTGGCCATTGAATCGCGCAATACGGCTCAATGAATAAATGATATCTTCTAAACAAATCTGGTCGATATGAGGCGATGCTAAATTAAGGCGTTTTCCGGTAATGGTTTCTACGGTTGTTTTCATGCGTGTACCCTCTGCTCATTTATGTGACTTTTGCGTTGATGGTGTTGTTTTTTCTTTTGACGCATGGGCTGAAAAAATGCACCGTAGCGAAACCCGCCACCGGGCAGCTTTTCTATTTCAAGTTCATTTTTATCAACCAGTTCCTGCACGTTTTGAGTTTGCATAAAAATTTCAACATACATATCAGGGTGCGCAAGAAACGCTTCAAATCGAATGCCCCGAGTTGTTAAATTGAACTTATTATTAAACGTCATATACAAATTGGCACAGTGTTCAATATATTCGTCACTGTATGTTTGTTTTTTTGATTTGTTATCCGCTCGCATTATGCTCTCCTTTTTTTAGGCTTATCAAAGCCCAGCAGTTTGGTGCCTACCTGATAAATCATATTAACGGTAAGCTCGTGCCCTTTACGTAACCCGTAGTCACGCACACCGGTAATTAAGCTGTGTGCTAACACTCGCGCCGAGCCATCGCACATTTCAAAAAAGGCTTTATGAATTTCAGGGGTTAACGTTGCCTCATGGCCAAGGGCGGCAGTGACTATTGCTTCAGCATCATGCTCTTTAATGCCTTTAATAACCGTAGGCCAAAAAAGTATGCGCGATGAGATTTGACCAAAGCGCCCGCGAGGGTCACGAATCATTGGTTGCAGCTCTTCTGTACCCGAAAGCACCACACCTACATTTGCCAGGTCTGATATGCGGCGCAATACTTCGAGTGTGTCCTGGTTAACTTTATCTGCCTCATCTAAAATAATAAGTTTGTCTGAACCGGATAACCTTGAAATAACCGCTTCAATCATGTCGTCTTTAGTGCCCTGAGAATAACGGTATGACTTGTGAACAATTGCACCGGTCTTTTCTACTAATCTCCTTAATAAAACTTTCGCATTCATATTAGGCGTTGCCTCTACCAGAATGCAGTTCGGATAATCTTCAGCATATTTTTTAACTGATCTGGTTTTACCTGTGCCTACAAAGGCAGAGACAACACTAAAACTTCTATAAGTATGTGCGCGCTTGCACGCTGCTCTTACTGCCACATAAACCGAAGTTTCAACAAAGGGGTTGTCGCCAATATTTTGCGCTTCGCGTTCACTTTGGCGGTGTATAGTGTCAGTTAACTTATGTAAAAATTTACTCGGTGATGCACTGTATTTACCGTTTAAAATTATATTAACGGTGGGCGCTTTTAAACCGGCAGAAATTGCTAAGCGTGATTGACTGCGGCGGTTTTCAAACCCAGTTCCCGTACCTTCATTTGCCCACTCATTTACCCAGTTAATGATTTCAGTTACTTGCTCAATATCAGCTTCTGAATATGCTTCGGCATACATTGTCGGCAGCTCAATTTGATCGTGTGTTTTTGGCCCTGCTTTTTTACTCATATTTTCACCTTATGATTTTATTGTTTTATACAATTATTATTCGGTATATCCCGTGTCATCAAAATCCATTTCAACATGTGTGCTTTGTGCTCCGTAATCTGTGTCGTTAATATCAAACTTCATTTCATTGCCTTGTTGTTCAAGTTCGCCGTTTAAATCATCGGGCAACGGCATTGAATCTAATTCGGTTGATATTTCTTCATGGTCAATTAACATTTTGGCTTGTGCTCGCTTTTCATCTGCATGGCGTTCAAGGCGTTTAATTTGCCCCTTTAATCTTTGCTTCGTCATATCTTCAATTCGGCTATCAGATAAATAAGGGGTTTTATGAGTAAGCGTTGCATCAACAATTAAACGCGCATCTAAGTCCATTACACGCACCTGTGAATCATCATGTAAGTTATATTCAACAAACACCTCTTGTTTGTTGTGCCTTACCAATTCAGGGTGGCGATATTCACGGCTAAATAAATTAATGCTGCCTCGGCGAACCGTGCGTTTAATGCGGGGGCGAATAATGGCATCGCTGGTCATGTGCACAGGCACCCGCTCAAGTTGTGCCCAAAGGCTGGCGGGTGTTGCGCCATTTAATGCGCTGTGAACTCTGTTGTTATAAAACTCAATAAACTTGGTTAAGCCATTGAGGTAAGTTTGCAAACTGGGTAAAGGTTCTTTGCCACTCTTCGCATCGGCCAGCACTTTTTTAATGGCATCAGGTGCCATGTCGTGCCCGCAGTAGCTTGCAAATGTTTTATCAAACTTATCACGCAGCGTTCTAAACCAGCGCTCAACTTGGCCCTTGCCCTGTGGATTGCCAGGTATAGAAAACATTACGCTTAAATCAAAGCGGCTATAAAAACCGGTTGATTTATCGTGCATCATTTTTGCCCTAAAGCCCGAGCCGTTATCAATGTGCAAACCGGCGGGCACATGATCGTGCGTAATCATGGCGTGGCTAAGTGAAAATAAAGTAGAGTAACTTGACTCTGCAACGCTCATATACCAGCCCACTAAATAACGGCTGCGCACATCTATCCACACAGTGAGTTCTGGTCGCCATGGGTTGCCTGTCATTGGGTGTGCTAGGTAGGCATCTATCGTGTGGCCATCGCCCTGATAAATACTGCCAATAGGCAGCACTTCAGTGTCACGAATGCGCGCAGGTTTTTGGGTGTCTCCATAAAGTTTTGCGCCCATGCGTTTTCGATCTAGCTTTTGCTTTAAATCTTTTGGCAGGCTCTTAATGTAACGGCTTACCAAGTGCCCACCTACGTTAGTAAAATCTTCTTGTTTTAATAAATCAGCTATCGCGGCCATTGCTAACTTTGAAGGTAAGCCATACCAATAAATTGCACGCGCATCCCATTCTTGTGGCACCCGTACTCGGCCCTCTTTTTTACTGACTAAACCAATTAACCCGCCTTCTTTATAATCTTTTATCCAGCGGGCAATGGTGGCAGAGCTAGGTGGGTTGTTTTTTCGCCCAAGTTCCTGCGCTAACTTAATTAACTCGTCAGCGGCTTTATTGGTTTTTATTGAAACTAATAAATACTCAATAGCTACCCGCGCGCTAACCCCTCTTTTAACTTCATTTAAAATGGGTTTAATCAGGCTTTCACGCGCACGGGCCAACTCACGTTTTTTATGCGAGAGTTTGTCCCAGTCATTATTTACGCTGGGTAAGCTCATAGTGAACTCAGGGCTAATGGGCACAATGTTACTCATTGTTTATACCTTCGCCGGGCGGCCTTTACCTTTAGGTTTTTTAGAGTCACGTTCAATTTTGCGCCACTTCGCTTCATGCGAATGTTGGTCAACTAAAAGCTCGCGCTCTTGCACGGCGGCTATTACTTCCTCTTCTTTAAAATAATAGGCAGGTGAAACCGGGCCTTTAACGTCATCAGGCAGCGAGTTATCTAATGTCATTAAAAGTGTTTGTGCGCGGGCAATGGTGCCGCGCAAATTGTGGTATAAACTGGTGGCTGCAATGTTCCAGTTTCTAACGTGCTCAACCTTGCCTTTGCGCCCAAGGTCTTCAAGTGCTTGGTAAAGTTTTTCCATGTCATCAAAACAAAGCCCAGCTTTATTCATTAATGTGGTTGACTCATGGCGCGTGCTTTCAACAAAGTCTGGGTAGTCGCTAGCACTGGCTTTATTTTTTAATTTGTTTTTCAGGTCGTTGTTTTTTAGCTCGGCTGTATCTAAGCGCTGACCTAATGTTGCAACCTTTTTATTAAGGTCGATGATTTCGCGAATTTGCTCACGGCTCATGTCTTCGGTTACTTCATTGTTGTCGAGTAGGTCGTTTACAATTTCTGGTGTAGTGCTGGCTAAGACTGCTAGTTTTCTTTGCGGCATGGCGGAGGCGCGCCTCCGATTAGTGTCTGACAGGCTGTGTATCAACTGAGCAACTTGGCTGGCTTGACGAACATTTCGAGGGCAGCGTCCCGTCTCTTTAATCCAGCTAGTAAATAACCCTTGTCCTAATTCGCGCTTCTTTGCTGCATAAGCAAACCCCAGCTCAACCTTAGTAATGTTGCTTTGGTTTTCTTTGTCGTCTATCCAGTTATCCAGTTCAGCCCCAGCCAGTAACTTGTTGCGTTTTACGGGTAAGTCCCACCCCACATCATTTTTAATGGCCAGTGCTTGGTCAGTCATCTCCTGTAGCTCAGCCTCATTGGTCTGAGTTACAGCGGGTATGAGTTTTTCTTTTTTCTTAGTTGGCATTGTTGCTTCCTGTTTAAGTTGTTTGTTTATTCAAATGAGCGGCAGCGCCGCCGTTTTGCTAGTTACTGTGCAATCTCACCCTGCCGCGACAAATCGTAATCACTCATCTGGCAAGTGCCGTCATCTTCGGGGCTGTCTAACCCTGCAAAGTCAGGAAAACGCAGATAGTTCGTGGCTTTTGCTCCGGCTTTTGCGTTGGTGCGCTTAATAAAGTAGGCGGTGTTATAACCACCAAACGCTGATTTAATATTTAACTTTGTGCCAGGTTTAATTTTTGACGGCTTCATTTCATACCTCCGGTTAATATTGTTTGCAGTTGCTTTATCTCTCGTTTGTTTTTTGCCTCGGCCAGTAACTTATTACCCAGCTCGGCCGCTAACTGATCGCGCCCATCAACAAGCTCATAACCCAGGCACTGCACAAGCATGAGCAATGGCTGCATACATTGCGTGGCCCAGCAAAATGCAGGTAGATAACGCGTAGGAAAGTTATGGCTTTCTTTGCTGGCGGCTGTCCAGGCATTGAGCTGGCGCAGTGTTATTTGGTCGGTTGCTTCTAAGCACAAATTCATGCGCTCTATAATGTGTTCGCGGCCCATGCCATTAACCCGCGCCTCACGAATGGCTTTATTAATACCACCCATTAGCTCTAAGTTAATATCTAAAAACGGGGCTTCTTTGGCCTCTATGGCGGTGCGCTCTGCCAGTTGCTGGAACATATCGGCCTGAATGCTAGTAGAAAGTTGTTTGCGTTTAGCCATTAACTGAACCCTCGTGTTGGGATATGCTTTTATCTCTACATTGACGAACAGCCCAGGAGCTGACTGATGCATAACGACGACGAATTGACTTACTACAACGTATTTGAAGATGAACTGGTAAATGAACTTTTAAATCAAATGCCTGCTTCAGAAGTGCGTTTTCTACACGCCACACTAAAAAGACTAGGGCACAATGAATGGATGGCCTGGCTCTCAATGCACTTAAAAGAAGTTTCATTACATGTGCAGGCTGGCTCGCACAAACATGGTGCCCAGATGAGCGCAGATGCTGAATTTTCAGCGTTGCTCTTATATGGGGCAATTCAACTTGCTCAGCTTTCTGGGCGCATGGCGCATTATTTTGATAACCCAGACTTAACTGCTGGTTGGGCAAACCCACATGATCGTCGCGCTGCACGGGGCCATTTACTTTGGCAGGCAAATTTTGAGCCTTTGAATGGCTGGCCTTTTCACGAGCCAGCCGAACTCGGCAACCCTTTTGTAAGCGATGAATAATTTTAATCATGCGGCTTGCGCCTCACGAATTCTTTTAGGTGGTGTTTGGTAACGACCATCTGGCCAAAGCTTGTTAAGCGGAATGTTTGTGACAGATGAAATATATGAAGCCACATTATAGGAAGCGCTGTTCCCATGAATGACTTGACTCACGTTCGCCCGGCTGACCTTTATTTCTTCAGCTACTTTGGCGGGAGGGTACCCTGCCTTATGAAGGGCGGCTATAATATCGGCGTAGTGCATAAAAACAACCTTGATAGTGGAATTATTGGTTCATTACTAGTTAACAAGTTAACCGAATGGTTATATTTATATTACACAGCTAACCGAAAGTCAACTATGAGCGCAAAAAAATTGAATGAGATTGGAACAAGGATTAAAGAAGAAAGAGTTCGGCTAGGGTTAAGCCAGAAGAAAATGGCAGAAATTGGCAATGTAACGCCTAAATCTCAAGGTATTTATGAAAAAAATAATCGAGTGCCGGATGCGGAGTATTTGTGCCGTCTATCTGTAAAAGAAGTTGATGTTCAGTATGTGGTTACTGGAGTGAAGAGTAAGTCTGTTCTACCAATTGTAGATGAGGTGGGCGATGTTGTTGATATAGGTGAGTACGCACCTGAGCAATATATTACGGCAATAATGAAAGTGCTAGCTGCAGTTGAAGGGCTTGATTTAAAGTTTACTAAGCGACAGGTGATTATCCTTACGGATTATGCATTGAAGAATGATAGTAATCATGAAGAGTTGGTTGCATGGATAAAAACAACCTTTGCATTAGCTGGTGTCGAGATACCAGAAAAAAGCTAATCATACTGACGGAGATTACAGTCTGAGTCTGTTTCTTTTAGCATATATTCAAGGTTGTAACGAAGCATTTCACAGGTAAATTTATATCTGTGGCAGTCTCCAAATTTAAATGCCAGATTTATCGCCTGCATTAAATCACATAAATGTTCATAGTGTTGTTGTTCACGATCACAGATGTTAAACGACATTTTGTAAAGCCTTAGTTTTTAAATGTAGGTCTATTTTTAAACGATAAATGCAATGCAAACAAGTAATAAATACATAAATCAGAAGATTGCCATCTGGTGCAATATTTCATCATTTTTCGGCGATTTAGGCTTTCTCATTTGGGTGTAATATTGCAAGACGCGCAAATGCAAAACAATTGTGGCTGAGATTTTACAGATGTATCATAACAAATGTGCAAACAAATAAATTATAAAAACCATTAAGGGGAAAAAATGATTAAACAAACCATAATAGTGGCATTACTAATTGGGGTCTCACTAAACTCATATGCAATGAATCGCGTCGAAGCTTTAAATATAATCACTTCAAATACATATAGAGTTATGACTAATGAAGGGTTTAAAGAAATAAAGAATAGTAATGGAATAATTGTATATAAGCATGAGCCAAGGGATCGCCAACCTGTAATGGTAGGAATATATGGGACGCCAAATAATATATCGGGAGTTTCAATTCTTTTAAAGTTTACGGCTGAAAATTATATGGGTGTATCTTTAATGTCTGCTGATTTGGCTGGCTCAGCAATGCCGGAAAAACGAAAAGAAGCAAGTATGTGGGTACTTAATACTATTCCAGAATTGGCAGGCAATAATGGTGGAAAAAAATCGTTTACTTCAAACAACAAAACTATATCTATAAATATATTAGCTAATGGCACGGCTATTATTGGTATTAACTTTAATTCAAAGTAAAAAGCTTATTTTTAAGAAAATCAAATTATAAAAAAATTAAGCCCATAGCGGCCCTCTAAGCGGCTAATCACTATGATGGCCTGAAAAAAACTCGCAAACCCCGTACAAACGATATTAAATCGGTTTTAAATGGGGTTGCTTGCGCGTTTATAGGTGCGCTTTTCAAATATTCAGCCGTTGATGCTTGTCGCCCTGTTTTTTGTGCGTTACCCTATTAATATCAGTCAACTGATTTTCAGGGGAGACGTTTTTCCTCTCTAATACATTTTCTGCCTATGCCCCAAACTTCAGGGCATGCCAAATACAAATAAAGATTTCAAAGGTTTTGACGATTTTATAGAAGTGTTTCGCTCGGGCGAACAAACTTCATCTGACGGAACCACGCAAAACTTTACTAACGATGACCTAGACCAAATAATTGCTAACCATAAATCAGCCCCGGCTGTTATTGGCCACCCAAAAGCGGATGACCCTTCTTATGGATGGACGCAAAGCTTAAAACGCACCGGCGACATTTTGCTGGCTAAGTTTTCTGATGTAGATAAAAGCTTTAGCGACATGGTTGAAAATAAACGCTTTCCTAATCGCTCTATCAGAATCACTAAAAACGATAACGGCTGGAACTTAAATCATGTTGGTTGGTTGGGTGCTGCTGCGCCTGCCATTGAAGGTTTAAAGCCAGTGGCGTTTAGTAAAGATGATGGTGAGAGCTTTGAGTTTATGAGCGAAGCTTATACCACAAGTGTTATTGCCCGCACCTTTCGCCGCTTGCGCGAATTTCTTATTACCCAATTTGATATTGAAACCGCTGACCAGGTAATGCCCGATTATGAAATTGAGGGTTTAACTGAATCGGCAATTGAAAAACGCTTAAACCCTGAAGACGAATCCCTATTTAATAAACCTAACGGAGATAGCCCCGTGCCGAAAGAATATACCGAAGAGCAAATTATGCAGTTACAAAAAGATGCAGCCACTAAGGCTGTGTCATCTTTTAGTGCTGAAAAAGATAAGCTGCAAAGCGATCTTAAAAAAAGCCTCGATGAAAAACTAGCCATTCAGTATCAAAAATATGCTGATGACCTTATGAATGAGGGAAAGCTTACTCCGGCAATGGCCACTGGGTTGGTTGAGTTTATGGCCTCATTGTCGGGCGGTGAAGCAGAGTTTGAATTTAGCCAGGGCGAAGGCGATAAAAAAACAGATGTTAAAAAATCACCCATCGACTGGTTTAAAGAATTTGCAAAGCAGTTGCCTAAGCAGGTTGATATGGACGAATCAGATGCGGGGGATGCGTTAAACACAAATGCAGCCTTAAGCTTTAATGCCCCCAAGGGCGCAGTAGTTGATGCCGATCGCCTGCAGCTGCATAACAAGGCTGAAGATTATATGAAACAAAACAACTGTGATTATGTTGAAGCCGTAGTGGCTGTTTCGTAATTACTAATTAACCCACAGCGTTAACCCGACTCATTATATATAGGTAAAAAATTATGCCCGTCACTAAATACCCAATTTTAACCCTGTCAATTGTTGCAGCTGCACTTGTGCTTGAAAACCGCATGGTTGACCAGGACGGAAATTATTCAACCGCCGCCACTGCCGGTTTTGGTTTAACAACTGAAGATGCACCTGCTATTGGCTCGCAAGTTGGCGTAGATGTTTTAGGCACATCCATTGGCGAAGCCGGTGCTGCCATTGCAAAAAATGCGCTGCTTGAGGTGGGAGCTAATGGGCAGTTGGTTACACTCGCCGTCGGTGTTGCGGTTGCCCGTGCTATGCAAAGTGCCGGTGCCGCCGGTGACAAACTTGAAGTATTTTTATTGCCAAAGTAAAAGCGCTTTAAACCTTATTTGAAACGTATTTAAATTTAAATTAACGGCGATTTAACGGAGACACGTAATCATGCCTAATTCATCACAAAATCAAGTTATCGACCCCATACTTTCCCGCGTATCACTGGGTTATAAACACCCCGATCATGTTGGTAGTATTTTGTTCCCTGTTGTGCCAGTTGCTCAAACAGGTGGCAAGATTATTGAGTTCGATAAAAAGTCATTTCATTTATATAACACGGCTCGTGCGCCGGGTACCAAAGCGAAGCGTGCAACGTTTGGTCATCAGGGTAAGCCTTATGCACTCGAAAACCACGCACTAGATGCGGTAGTGCCGCGCGAGCACATGCGTGATGCCAGTGTTGTGCCTAACATTAATTTAGCCACCCGTGCGGTTAACTTGGTATTAAAAAGTGGCGCGCTAATTCTGGAAAATCAGCAAGCGGGCATTGCAACTAATTTGGCTAACTATGATGCAAATCATCAGGTGACATTGGTCGGTAATGAGCAGTGGAATGATTATGCTAACTCAGACCCAATTGGTGATGTTAAAGCAGGCCGAGAAGCGGTTCGTTCATCCATTGGTGTATACCCTAATGTTTTGGAGATATCGGCAAAAGTAATGGAGCAGCTGGAAGATCACCCAGCCATTTTAGATAAAATTAAATACACACAAACCGGTGTTGTAACTGAAGATTTACTGGCCGCCATTTTCAAGGTAGAGCGAGTGGTTGTTGGTAAAGCAATTGGCTTTGATGACGCGGGCACTAGTATTGATATTTGGGGTAAAGATGCGGTATTAAGTTACTCGCCAACTGATGCGATGGGTGCGGAAGAGCCTAGCTTTGGTTTCACTTACCAAATGGAAGGTCACCCAATGGTTGAAGTGCCGCACTGGGATGAAGATGCACGAAGCTGGGTATACGGCATGAGCCATGAGCGCGCCCCAGTTCTTACAGGCATTACTGCAGGCTTCATTATTAAAAACGCAGTCGCGTAAAAATAATCCACTACGAAAAGTAAAGCATTTATCCTGGGCAAAATAAAGCCCAGGATAAATACTAAAACAACAATCGAGGTTTTTATGCCAAAAATAGCTATTAATTTATTCGCCTGCAACCCTATTAAATTTGACGGTGAAATTATTCATAAAGAAGAATTCACTATTGATAGTGAAACACAAGCAAAGGCATTAATTGATGCCGGTTCAGCTACTGATGTTAACGGCTACTTTGATGAAGATGCTGATTTTAATGAAGCGGAAAAAGGCGCTGATGATAGTGCAGCCGATAATAGTAATATTGTCGATATTGCTAAAGCACCGGCTAGTAATGTTAACAAAGATACGCCAAATGCCGAGCGTATTTCATCATTAAAAAACGCAATTACTCAGCTTGACCCAACCATTAAATCGCATTGGGATAAAGATAAAAGCCCAGCGCTGCGAGCACTTAATAAAGCGTCGGGTGAAACCTTTTTAAAAGGTGAGCGTGATTATGTTTGGGCACTAATTAATAGTTAATAAATAGGTTGGTTATGCATATAAACGTAGAGACATCTCCGGGCAACTTTGAAAGTAAAAACCCCCGTGGTGATTTAGATCATAATATTTTAGTTTCTGACCTGTGGGGTTTTGGCGGAAAACTACCGTCAGATTTTGCTATTGAAAAATCACGATTTCATAATAATGTGCCGAGTTTTACAACATGGCCAACCGTTTTAAATGTGGCCAACATTGTCACAAAATTTTGGGCTGAAGTTGATGACATAAATATTTTATCGGTTTACCCACAATCAAATTCTATTGTTGGTGCTGATGGCCTTGACTCAATTCAAAACTTTAAAGGCATTATGTTATGCCTTAATAGCGTTGATACAAATGATGCGTTAACTAAATTAATACCCAACCAAGCACCAAATGGTTCAAACAAGTGGATTTACTGCCCTGTTGATAAATGGACAGTTATTAAATTGTATGGCGGAAAAATAACACGCTGTGACATGGCCTCCATTGATGCAGCGGCTGCTAACAATAATGTATTTATGGGAGCGTTGTAATGGATACCGTTGTTAACGAGGCCAAAACATTAATTTTTAGCGATGCTATAGCTGGCACTCTAGGCGAAGACGTGGATGGGCGAAAGCCAGATAATAATGTTATTGATGCTAACTGGTTAGTCACGAATGGTGCGTGGGAATACGGCGATAATGGCATGATTGCTGGCTCAGCCAATAATGAAATTCAAGTTGATTTTAAATCACTTAATGTATTTGGCGAAGTTGATATTTTCATCACGGAAGAGGGAGTGCAGCGTGTAGGCATTGCTGAAAACGGGGGGCTTAATAATGAGTCATGGCGCGTATCGGTTATAGGTGATGGTAACGGCACTAACACAGCAACACTTACGCTAGTAAAAAGAAAAGCCAATGCGAATGAAGGTGTCGGTGTTTCAGGTGCCTCTTTTAAAATTCCAGACAACGGAATAGTTACTTTAAAGTTTTTACACAAAGCGGGTAATGATGGCCTATCGGCCTGGGTTTTTGACCGTGGTGTGGATGGGGTTTCAGATACCGGCTCATCGGGTGCGTTAACCAATGCTGCTATTGGGTTTCGCCCGTTATCAAGTGTGGATGATGGTGCCTCTGAAATTAAATCTGTTAAATTATGGGAAGTGCTTTAAGTATGTCCCAGTTACCTTTTGCATTTAGGCTTGGCCGACCGGCATCAACCGGTATGCGCATTGTTATTTGGAGTTTAGTTGCAGGTAGTGCATCGGTTTTTATTAACAATATAAAAACTGATGTTGTGATGGAATCTAAATTAAGTGGTTTATATTATCGCGGTGTGCATGATGTTAATAATTTAAGTGCTGATACAGTTTACTCACTTAGCATTTCACAAAATAATTACACGTTAACCAGTACCCCTAAAACATTACCTAATGCTGATAAAAATATTAAGTCAGCATTTGTTTCATGTGATTCTGGCAGCGATGGAATGTACCCCGTTTTAAATAAGCAAGATATTGATTTAGTTACGCACATTGATGACAACTTATATGCCGATATTGAAACGGTTGATGACACTACAGGCACGGGCCTTTCAACCGGTGGTGTTGTAGGTGTGGTGCAAACAGAGGCAGCTTATTCAATTTGCTACTTAGCAATGCTAGGGTTGTTAGCCGATAACTCAACCTCAAGCACTGCTGGCCGATCACCTCACCGCCAATGGTCATATCAAAACCGATTATATTTATGCCAGCTTGGCGATCATGAGTTTAAAAATGGCTTTGAACAAGTGGGCAACACAAACGAAACTATAAGAGTTAACGCAGGTAATGCCTGGGATAATTTTTACGGTGCACTTTCACCTGATTACTTAGACCCTACACACAGAGCCTGGGTTTCAACCATTGGTTCAGTTCAGTTTATTAGCCCTGACCGTTGCTCATTAGCTGATAGCTCAATTAGTAATGGAACCCCGTCATTTTATGGTGCTACACAAATTCAAGATATTTTAAATGCGACTGATTCAAGTTGGCTAAAAATCATGTGCAATGCAAATGGTTTAAGAAACATGTTACCACCGACATTTGGATGGACGCCTGATGAGCTTGGTGACCAGGACCAGTTATTTGATTCAAACCAAAATGAATTTGAAGACTTGTATGTGCACGATGGTTCGTTAACCGCTAAAGGCTTAATGAAGCAGGTAATAGATGATGGCACAAAACTTGTTTGCTGCCATGGTGATAAACATCACGCAATGGCAAAAACTTTTAGAAAGCAAGCAAGCGGCACCAATGTAACTGAAGAGTTTATGCAAATATTTTCAGGCTCACTAACCGGCACAGCCAACCATCGGTTACACCCTGATATTGTGACGGGCTTTAGAGGTAACGATTGTGAGTGTGTTTGGTTGCCCGATTTAAATAATATTTTACAAGTGGCCTCAGCCCCTAAATATTCTCACATGTGGTTTTTAATTATTGATATGCACAATGAAACGGCTGAACGTTATGCTGATTTTAACGTTTTGTTTGAAGACGAAACTCACGTTATGGGCTGGCGAATTTCTGAAAACCAAACAGGCAATATGCCAACGAGTTTAAGTGCAGTTAACTCAACCGTTAATGCAAAAACACTTGATGCATAAATGAGCACTTAAAATATGCCATACACAACACCAACTAAATTACTCGATCAATTTGGCGACACAGAAATGGCATTACTTGCCGCACCTGAATACCCAAATATTGATAACACTTTATTACGTTTAACTGTAACGGCAGGCGACCGCTCGGCTTACTCAGCACAAGATATTGCAGATGCTGACCAAGCATTGGTTAATTTACAAACAGCTATTGGCTCTGCTGAGCGTTTAATAGATTCATACATTAGCCAGCGCTACCCACTACCCCTTGGCCAAGCCTTTATTGATGCCAGCTCATTACCTGAATTTTGCAATGATATTGTGCGTTATAAATTAAGCGATAACCGCGCGACTGAAGAAGTTGAAAGCCGTAAAGATGATGCACGGCGTTGGCTGCGTGATATTTCAATGAACAAAGCGAGTTTAGGTGAGTTAGACACAAGCGTTGCTTCGGCTCCTGGCCGAATGGTTTCTCGCCAGGGAAACAGTAAAACAGACTGGGGCACATATTAATGGCTAGTGTAAAGCTTGAATTTAAAATTGATGATTTGATTGCACAAAATGCATTGAAGAGTATTGAAAAATTTAATGCTTTTTCAATGTTTGATGAAATTGGCCAGCACTTAACATCAGAGGCTCATCAACGTTTTAAAGATGGTATCGGCCCTGATGGAAATGTTTGGCAAGAAAGTGAACGCGCGAAAACTAAAGGCGGTAAAACATTAGTTAAAGCTGGGCATCTACGCGATTCACTTACATATATTGTTTTCCTCGATGGTTCGGGTGTAGAGCAAGGCAGCGACATGGTATATGCCGCGATTCACCAGTTTGGTGGTAAAGCTGGGCGCAATAAATCGGTTGATATTGTTGCTCGCCCTTTTCTCGGGTTAACCGATGACGACGATGCTGAAATTAATGGCATTGTAGAAGGCTTTTTAAGTGAGGCACTCAATTGATTAAAACTATTGAAGATAATTTAATTGCATTGGTTAAAAGCACTTTGCCAAATAAATTAAAAGAAGTTAAATCATTACCCGGCGCACTAAACAAAGAACTACTTAAAATTTTAATGGCTGCATCACCTGCTGTGTATTTTGCATTTTTAGGTGGCCCCCGTGGCCGGGGTGATGAAATAGACGGCATATGGGCCATGTATATGGTAACCGCATTAGGCGATGAAGTGCAGCGCCGGGTTGGTGATGCGAGAGTAATGGGCGCTTATGATTTAATAGATATTTTATTACCCGTAGTGCACGAGCACAATATACCTGACGTGGGGTCACTAAAATTTAAGCAAGTACAAAACTTATTTTCGACCGGTTTAGATAAAGAAGGTGTAACCCTTTATGCCGCTACATTTAGTTTGCCTATGCCGATTGAATATCAAGCCGATTTAACTCAACTCGATGATTTTATTACTTACAGTGCAGACCACTCAATGGCACCGGGTAATGATGAACCCGCTGCACAAGATTTAGTAATACTAGATCAATAAGAGGATTAAAAAACCGTGAACACATTAAAAGTAAAACCAAAAAACAAAAACACCATTGTGCGAATGCCTGAAAAAAATAATCAGGTTTTACCCATAAACGGTGACGAAGTGCCAAACAATAGTTACTGGCAGCGCCGTTTAAATGACGGCGATATTGAAACCGTAACGAAAATTAAAAAAATAACTGCTACAGCCACTAAACCTAATATTGACTCGGAGTAATAAATTATGCCTAGCATTTCATTTAACAACATTCCACCCAACTTGCGTATACCCGGTGTTTATATTGAATTTGATAATTCATTGGCGGGTAACTCTGGCGTTAATTATAAAGTACTGGTTATTGGCCAGCGTTTGGCAGCGGGCACTGTTGCTGAAGGCGTGCCGACATTAGTAACCAGTGTTGATGATGCAGAGAAATATTGGGGCCGCGGCTCAATGATAGCCGAGCAAATTAAGGCGCTTAAAAATGCAAACCAGTTTATGGAAGTATGGGGCATTGCATTAGATGAAGACGGTGGTGGTGCAGCGGCTGCAGGCACTATTACTACAACCGGTGCCATTACTGAAAATGGCAGCATTCAGCTTTATATTGCTGGGCAAAAAGTATCTGTTGCGGTAAGTAATGGCGACTCACAAGATGCGGTAACCACTGCCATTATTGCGGCGATTAATGCCAACACAACACTGCCCGTTACTGCGCTTGTTAACGGTGTAAATAGTAACCAGGTTGATTTAACTTGCCGTTGGAATGGCGAAACCGGAAATGATATTGACTTGCGTGAAAATTATTATGGTGAGCAAACCCCGGCAGGAATTGCGATTGCATTTGGGGCTATGGCTGCCGGTGCAACTAACCCAAATATTTCAACTGCAATTACGGCCATGGCAGATGAATGGTACAACTGGGTAGTAATGCCTTACACCGATGTTGCTAACTTAGCCTTGCTTGAAACTGAGCTTGATGATCGTTGGGGGCCAATGCGACAAATTGGTGGCCGTGCGTTTGCCGCGTTTAGTGGCACACTAGGTGCCAGCTCTACATTTGGTAACGCGCGTAACAACCCGCATGTGACGTGCATGGCCATTAACACATCACCCACACCGCCTTATATTTGGGCGGCGGTAAATGCGGTTATTGCGGGAGCCTCTTTGGCCATTGACCCTGCGCGGCCATTGCAAACATTAACGCTAACAGGGGTGCTTGCTCCGGCGATTCAAGATCGGTGGTCTAACACTGAACGTAACACGCTTTTGTATGATGGCATGGCGACTTATAAAGTGGCGGCTGATGGCTCGGTTTCAATTGAGCGCCAAGTAACAACGTACCAAACAAACGGTGCAGGCATTGCTGACGACTCATACCTTGATATAAACACACCTGAAACACTTGAACGTATTCGCTTTGAGCAACGCTCATTGTTTGGGTTGAAATACCCTCGCCATAAATTGGCGGGTGACAATGCGCGCACCGGTGCAGGCCAGGCTGTAATGAAGCCTAACATTGCAAAAGCTGAATTACTTGGCCTTTATGCGCTAATGGAAAACGATGGCTGGGTGCAAGATTATGAAGGTTATAAAGCTACTCTGGTTGTGAACATTGATGCCGGTGACCCTAACCGTTTAAATGTGCAAGATTCACCTCAGTTGGTTAGCCAATATCGAGTGCATGCCCAGCAAGTTCAGTTTCGTCGCTAACACATTACATTAACCAGCGGAGTAAATAACAATGTCAAAAATTACAGGTAAAGCCATTATTAAAGAAGATGGCGAAGAGTGGCGCACTGAAGATGGTGCAACCTATAACCCAGGTGGGCAAAACCGCACCTCTAAAATGGGCGGGGGTAAACACCATGGGTACCAGGAAGAGGATGTGCCGCCATCGCTTGAGTGTAGTGTTTTTCACACAAAAGATATTTCAGTGCGGCGTTTGTCAGACATAACGGATGCAACCATTATGTTTGAATCAGACAACGGCGTAACTTATGTTTTGCGCGGTGCCTTCACCACTGAACCGGTAGCAGTTGATTCAAAGGCTGGTACATGCGCAATGAAGATGGAAGCACTTTCATCAGATGAGCTTTAATTATGAGCCAGATTAAATTCACATTAAATGAAGGTTTAACACTCGGTGAAGAGGCTTTAAAAGAAGTTGTTTTACGCGATGTTATTGCGGGTGACATTATTGACGCTTCTGAAGAATCTGAAAAACTGGTTTATACCCCTGAGCCGGTGTTAATTGCCAGTCCGGCAATGATGGGTGTACATATATTGCGCCGCCAGATTGTTTCTATTGGAAATGTTACAGGGCCAATTGAAGTAAAACTGTTAGGTAAACTTTCTGCTGAAGATTTGGAATTGCTTCAAACAAAAGCTGAGGAATTAGAAAGTGCAGCCGTAGCACAGGTAGCGACTCAGGCGGTGTCGCAAAAGGGGCGACCTGATAACCGCAGCGAATGAGATTGAAAACTTAACCGCTGTTTTTGTGCGCCATGGATGGCGACTTAGTGATTTTAATACATTAACTTTTCGCAAACTTATTAAGCATTTAAACCATTTTTCACAACAGGCAAATATTTAAAAAATAATGGGTAGTTTAAAAACATCAGTTGTTATTGACCTTGCCGGAAACTTGCAACGCCGTGCACAAGCCTATGGCAAATCGTTAAAGCGATTTTCTAGCCGGGGGCAACGCTCACTTAAAGCGCTTTCGCGCACAGCTAATGTAACTGGGCGCACGCTTGACCGGATGGGTAATAAATATACGGGTATTTTAACGGGTGCGGGTGCTGTAGGCACAGCTAAATTTGTAATAGATTTACAAACTAAATTTACACGTTTAGGTATTGCAGCAAATAAATCGGCTGATGAGGTTAATCTATTAAAAAGTGAAATATTTGATATAGCTTCAGCACCTGATATCCGTGTTGACCCAGGCCAGATATCTGATGCAATTAAAGAAATAGTAGAAAAAACAGGTGATCTTAAATTTGCCCAAGACAACATTCGTAACATTGGTTTAGCCATACAAGCTACCGGTGGCGCAGGTAAGTCTATTGGTGGAATACTTGCCGAATTTCAAAAAATGGATATTAAAGACCCAACCAAAGTTTTGCAGGCAATTGACACATTAAATGTGCAAGGTAAAGAAGGGGCCTTTACATTAGAAAACTTAGCGGAACTTGGGCCAAGGGTTGTTACTGCCTACACAGCGCTTGGAAGAACCGGTACTCAATCACTTAAAGAAATGGGTGCTGCTTTGCAAGTTGTTCGTATGGGTACCGCTTCTAGTGAAATGGCAGCTACAGCTTTTGAAGCTGTTTTAAGAACAATATCAGATCCTAAAAAAATAAAAGACCTTCGAGAAATGGCAGGTATTAATGTTTTCGATGCTGACAAATTGAAAGAAGGTAAAAAAGAATTTAGATCAATTAATGATTTAATGACTGAAATCATACAAAAGTCAAAAGGAGATATAACAAAGCTAAGCTTAATTTTTGATGCGCAAGCTGTTAGAGCATTTAATGCTGCGGCTGGTGAATTTCAACGCACAGGTAGTCTTAATAGTTTAGATAAATTTATGCAAGTGCAAGGTGACGGTGCCACCACCATGAAAGACTCAGCCCGTGCCGCTAAAACAGCCAGTGCGGCATTAACTAGTTTATTTACCGCGTGGAAACGTTTTGCTGATGAAAGCTTAACTGGCCCAATACAAGATTTGGCCGATTTGTTAAATGGCATTAGTTCTGAAACCACAGGCAAAATTATTAAAGGTGCAGTGGTTACTGGGTTAGGTGCATTAGCGGCAGGCAAAGCTTATAACATAGGCAGCCGTTTTTTAGGTAAAGGGAAAAAAGGTGCTGGTGGTTTAGGTGGAGGTTTAGGTGGCATGCCTTTGCCGTTGCCCGTGTTTGTTGTTAATAAACAAATGAGTTTAGTTGGTGATGCTTTAACTGGTGGCGAAGGTGGCTCGGGTAAAGGCGCAAAACCGGGCAAAGGTAAAGCGGGATTACTTAAACGTTTTGGCGGTAAAGCTTTAAAGTTTGGTGGGCCACTGGCGGCTGCAGGCGCAGCGGGTTTTGGCGCGGGCACTGTTGTTAATAAACAATTGATTGAAGGCACGGCCGCATCAGATGTTATTGGTAGCTCTATAGCTGAAGTACTTTCTTTTTTTGGTAATAAAGAAGCACAGCAATCGGTTGCTAGAAGTGACAAATATGAAAAAGTGATTCAACAAGAACAAAACTTTAACGGCCGTTTACAAATTAGTATAGATAGTAACGGTACACCGGTTGTTAAACAGCTTAGTTCTGATAATGAAAATATGGAATTACAGGTTGATAGCGGCATGACAATGGCAGGTGCTTAATGGGTTGGAAAGAATCTTTTAATGGCGGCGTAGGTAAGTTTCGTGATGCTGAGTTTATTGCTAATGCAAATGATTTGACATTTGGCCGCCGAAAACAAAAGCATGAATACCCATTGCGTGATTTTCCCTTTATAGAAGATATGGGCGGCAGTGCTCGTGAGTTTTCGATTAAAGCTTATGTTATTGGCCCCGAGTATATGACGGCCCGTGATAAGCTTATCGCAGCCCTTGAAGAGAAGGGGCCGGGCACATTAGAGCATCCATACTTTGGCACTTTGAATGTTGAAGTTTTTGGCCAATCTTCGTTAAGTGAAAGCACAGATAAAGGTGGCAGTGCTGAGTTTTCAGTTACCTTTATTGTGATTGATTCTGAAAATAAAGAATTAGTTGAAACAGATACTGAAGCTGAGCTGGTTGAGGCCGTCGATGAATCACAGTTAGAAGCGGTTAATGATTTTGCGGCCGTTTATGACACATTAGAACAGGCTCAGGATTTTGTTGATGAAGTGCAAAGTGAAATTGAAAATGCATTACAAACGGTTGAGGATGCAGTGAATGGAATTATTGACCCGATAACAGCATTAATTAGAGCACCGTTTAATTTAGGCTCAGCAATAATGGGCACTTTTAATAATATTAAAAATAAAATTAAAGACCCTTTTCGTGCGTTAAGTTTATATGATGGTTTATTTTATTCGGGTTCTAGTACTAAACCTACCGCTGTAAAGGCGAGTAAACAAATTCCACAAACAACCTCAAACCGCCTTCAGCAAATTGATAATACGGCAGCGGTGCACCGGTTAATTCAGCAGGCGGCAATTACTGAGGCTTGCTTACTTGCTAGCACGCTAACCTTTTCAAGTGTGAACGATGCTATTGCATTGCGCGATAGATTGCTTGATGCCATTGATGCACAGGTTGAAGAGTTGGCTGTGCAATCATCGGCTATTGTGGTGTCAGATAAAGTTTATGACACATTGCAACAATTACGTGCAACGTTAGTTGAGTTTATTCGTATTGAAGCGGCTAAGTTACCACGGGTTACTTATTTTGAGAATAAAGCTTCTTTGCCTGCTTTAGTACTGGCACATCGTATACATGTTAATGCACATCGTGAAAGTGAGATTGTAGCGCGTAACCATATTCGCCACCCAGGCTTTATTGCTGGGGGCAAATCATTAGAGGTTTTAACCGATGCCTGATGTGCAATTAAAAATATCAGGGCAAGTACACCGTGGGTGGAAGTCTATTCGCATTCGCCGTTCGTTAGAGCAAATAGCTGATAGCTTTGATTTAACTTTAACTGACCGTTGGGAAAACAACCAAGCGCCACGCGATATAAAAACCGGTAATGAATGTGAAATATGGATTGACGATATTAAAGTGATTGTTGGTTACATTGATAAAGTGTTACCAACTTATGATGCAAATAACCATTCATTAAATGTATCTGGCCGAAGTAAAGCGGGCGATTTGGTTGATTGCTCTATACCAGGTAAAACATTTAACCAACGTACTTTGTTGCAAATTGCTAGCGAACTTTGTAAGCCGTTTGATATTTCGGTGAGCTCTGATACTGATATTGGTGGCCCATTTAAAAAACAAGTATTAGAAGATGGGCAATCTATATTTGAGTTTATTGAATCGTTAGCTCGCATTCGTGCTGTGCGTATTGTGAGTGATGTTGATGGCAATATTACGTTTGTTAGAACGGGTAAACAAAAAATTAAAACACCGCTAAAGTTGGGTAAAAACATTAAAAGTGCATCAGGTGATTTTAGTTCAAATGAATTGTTTAGTGAATATGTTGTAAGTGGACAACAAACAGGTAGCGACACGACTTTTGGTGATGCGGCAGCACATACAACCAGTAAAATTGTTAGTAAACATATTAACCGCTACCGCCCTACATTAATTTTAGTTGATAACCCTGCTGATATTGCTGATTGTAAAAAACGGGGTGAATGGCAGCGTAACACGTCATTTGGCCGAGGCCGTTCAGTTGTATACACCGTTAATAGTTGGTACCACGATGATGGTTTATGGGAGCCTAATAAAATGGTACCGGTAAGCGATGCTTATGCGGGTATTAATGAAGACCGTTTAATTCCCTCTGTTGATTTAATACTGGATGAAGGTGGTTTTCGTAGTGAGATTCAAGTGGTGCCTAAAGAGGCATTTAATTTAATACCTTTGCCAGAGCCAAAGTCTGAAGAAGGTTTTGGCTCATGAGTTTTAAAGTGTTTGCTAAATTGTTGGCACCGTTAAAACGCAGCATTCAATTACTTATTACTCGTGGCGTTATAAAGTTAATTGACCCAAGCAAAATGATGCAAGAATTACAAGTGCAGGTGTTAGGCACAGTGCTTGATAACGTAGAGCATTTTGAGCCTTATGGTTATACCGCTCACCCATTACCCGGTTCTGAGGCGCTGCTGGCTAGTTTAGGTGGTAAACGTGGGCACACAGTTGTTATTAATGTGGCTGATAGGCGATATCGTTTAAAAAATATGGCTGAAGGTGAGGTGGCTATTTACACCGATGAAGGTGATGTAATTCATTTTAAGCGGAATAATATTATTGATATTAATTCATCGAAAACAATTAATGCTACTGCACCTAATATAAATATTAATGCGTCAACCAAAGTGACTATAACAACACCTGATTGTGAAATTACCGGCAACTTAAATGTTGGCGGTGATGTTAATGATGCTACTGGCACAATGCAGGCTATGCGTGATACTTATAACGCTCATACCCATGATGGTGACAGTGGTGGCACAACAGGCACCCCTGGGACACCAATGTAATGGTAGATATTGCGTTTAAACAAAATGAAGCTTTAGATTTTACTGTTTTAATTAATGGCCCCGATTTACAAACAGATGACGGGTTACGAACCGCTATTATTATTTCATTGTTTACAGATCGTTTAGTGGGTGAAGATGAAGCTATACCTGATGGCACAAACAATCGTCGGGGCTGGTGGGCTGATGCATTTGCTCAACCAGCAGGCGATTTAATGGGCTCTCGTTTATGGTTGTTAAACCGAGAAAAACAAGTTGACGAGGTGTTAGAGCGTAGCCGTGAGTATGCTGAGGAATCATTGCAATGGTTGTTAACAGATAATGTGGCCAGCAAAATTGAAGTGGAAACGGAATGGGTAAAACGAAGTACTGTAGGTATTTTAATTCGTGTATTTAAAGCTAATGCTGAACCGTTTGAACAAACATTTGAATATTCATTGGAGGCGTTTTAATGCCCTTTTCAAGAGCAACATTACAAGAAATTATTACACGCACACAAACTGACCTTGAAAGCCGGTTAGTTGGCACTGACCCTAAACTGCGTAGAAGTTTGTTAAATGTTATTAGCCGCACACTTTCGGGTGCTGTGCATGGTTTGTATGGTTACCTTGAGTGGATGGCTGATCAAATAATTATGGATAAGGCTGAAGCAGAAATTCTTGATCGGCATGCAAATATTTATTTAAGCCAACCTCGCAAAGCGGCTGTGCCAGCACAAGGTAACATAACGTGCGCTGGAACTGATAATACATTAATACCTGTAGGTTCTGTTTTACAGCGTTCAGATGGTGTTGAATTTTTAACTGATGCGAATGCAACAGTAATTAGTGGTAGCGTTATTGTTGCGGTTACTGCAACTGTAGGCAGTGTAAATAGCAATACGGTTGCTTCTAGCAACTTGATTTTTATTACACCCATTGCAGGTATTAACAGTAATGCCACGGTTAATGCGGGTGGTTTAATTGGTGGCCTTGATGAAGAAAGTGATAATGATTTACGTGCGCGTTTATTAGATAGAATTAGAAACCCACCACAAGGCGGGGCGGCTCATGATTATATTGCCTGGGCTTTAGAGGTTGTTGGTGTAACGCGCGCCTGGTGTTACCCATTAGAGAATGGTGCTGGCACAGTAAAAGTTAGGTTTATGATGGATGATAAATATGCGGACGGGATTCCATTAGGCGCAGATGTTACCGCCGTTGATGATTATATTGAAACGTTGCGACCGGTTGGTTTAGCGATTGGTGGTTATACAACAACCGCTCCTGCTGCTGTTGCATTGCCGTTAACAATTACAATATCGCCTGATACCCAAGCAGTTCGTGATGCGGTAACCGCTGAGTTAACCGATATGATTTTGCGTGATAGTGAACCAGGTGGAATTATTCGTTTAAGCAGAATTAACGAAGCCATAAGTTTAGCTGCAGGTGAAACTGACCATGTTTTAGTTGCACCTGTTGCTGATGTAACGCACACAACAAATCAAATAGCGACCATGGGTGCTATTTCTTGGCAATAAAATAAGATGAATAAAGATAATTACAAACAACAATTAATAGCATTACTACCCAGTGGGCCTGCATGGCCTGCTATGCAAACTGAGAATGATTTTACCCGGTTACTCGATGCTATGGCTGAAGAGTTAGCGCGGGTTGATGATAGGGCACAAAATTTATTAGAAGAGGCGTACCCCAATACAACGGTTGAGCTGTTAATTGATTGGGAGCGCATTGCTGGGTTACCTGATGAATGCACGGGTGAAATTATGTTGTTACAAGAGCGCCGCAATGCATTGATGGGGGTGTTAACAATTGAAAGAAGTTTATCAAAACAATTTTATATTGATATTGCTGACCGGTTAGGTTTTTCAATAACCATTACTGAAACACTTGATTTTGTTTGGCAAGTAAACGCGGCTTTGGCAGGTGATTCCGTTTATTTTAGGGTTGGTTCATCAACAATTGGAGACCCGTTATTATCAAGTAGTAACAACCTTTTAGAGTGTGTGATGCAAAGTTTAAAACCTGCTCATACAACAGTAACATTTAATTATATATAGGTGATTTATGCATAGAACTGATGATGCTTCAGCGGCTTTAGCGCTTCCAGCCCCTTTACCTGTTGGGCCTAAACCTAATGGTTTTTTTGCGGATAATACCATTGTGCAACGCGACTTTATGAATGCAATAACCGAAGAGGTTTGTAAGGTTATTGAAGCTGAGGGTATTGTTTTAGATAAGCTAGATAATAACCAATTATTAGCGGCCATTAAAAAGCTGGTTAGGCCTTGGAGTGATTATGGGCATGTTCCTGAGTATAGAAATGCTGCAGGTATTAAATTTACTGGTATTGATTTAAGTACATTTTATGAGGAGGGAATGCGAGTTAAAGTTATCGGGCCGTTAACAGGTACTGTTTATGGAATTATAACTTCGTCAATTTTTATTGCAAATGAAAGTAGGGTTTCGTTTGTTTTAGACAGTGGAACAATAATAAATGAAACGCTTACGCTGATAGCGGTTGCTGATTTTTATAGTTTAAATAACATCCAGTCACTGCCATATGGATTGCATGGTGTAGGCACAATTACAACTGATATGCCGCTCACCAAAAACTCTGTATCCAAAAAATTAACAGCTGGGCCGTTAACAAACGAAAATCAGATAACAGATTCGGTTAGGTTACGAGGTCAGGCTAATATATATACACCTTCAATAAATGAGTTAACACATATTGAGTCTTCATGGTTTCGTGTTTCTAACGCTAATCCTGTTTTAACAAACCGTATAATGTTAAGAAATTTACATAGTAGTAAAGACTTACAATATACCTACATTATAAATGCAGCCACAGTTGTTAAAGGCACTTTACTAAGTAATCAAACCTTGAATATTGATTTTTCTGCTACTGATTATTATGAAATGTTTTTGGTTATCCAACCATCAAGTAATATCGGTGAAACAGCAACGTTAAATGGTTACATCTCGGGCGCTTATAATTCAGTTTTAAGTAATTTCACTGAAAATAATGCATAAGCATTATTTATAAATTTTTAAAAGAAGCGACTGATTATATTATCAGATATAACCAGCCGCCAACTTCGGTGCAGTAACACCGTAAGCCAGCCAAGGCTTCTCCCTACGTCGACGCAGGAAGATAGAGCCTAGCATAAATAATTAATAATAAAAAAGAGGCTTATGATGAAAAAACCATTTATACCGTGGATGGGCGGCAAAAGTCGTTTGGCGGATAAAATATTACCAATATTTCCTACTCATACATGTTATGTAGAGCCATTTGCGGGTGCTGCAGCTTTATTTTTTAAAAAGCAGCCTAGCAAAGTTGAGGTTTTAAATGATATTAATGGTGAACTAGTTAACCTATACCGCATATTGCAAAACCATTTAGAAGAGTTTGTAAGGCAGTTTAAGTGGGCGATTACAAGCCGACAGGTGTTTGAATGGGAGAAGATGAAACGCCCTGAAACGTTAACCGATATTCAAAGGGCTGCAAGATTTTATTATCTTCAAAAGCATGCATTTGGTGGAAAAGTAGATGGGCAAAGCTTTGGGACTGGTACAGATAGAACCCACGGCATTAACCTGCTGCGGATTGAAGAGGAACTAAGTAGCGCCCATTTAAGGCTACACCAGGTATTTATTGAGAATCTTGATTGGTCGGCTTGTATTAAACGGTATGATCGCCCACATAGCTTGTTTTACCTCGACCCGCCTTATTGGGGCACAGCTGGATATGGTGTTGATTTTGGCCTTGACCATTACATATTAATGGCTGAATTAGCAAAGAACATTAAAGGCAATATGATTATTAGCGTTAATGACTGTGCCAAAATGCGTGAAGTCTTTAAAGGGTTAAAGATGAAAACAGTGCCTATAACCTATACCGTGGGTGGCTCTAAAGGTCGCAAACCTAAGAAGGAGTTGATTATATATAATTGGTAA